TAGTTATTATACGGCTTGGCTTAAAACTTATTACCCTCTTGAGTTTATGTTTTCGGTTCTTAAAAACGAAAATGATAAAGATGCTAAAACTGGCTATCTTATTGAAGCAAAAAGATTAAACCTTAAGATACTTCTACCAGACATAAACAATTCAAATGTTTATTTTTCATTAAAAGAAGATGCAATGCAATTTGGATTAGCAGATATAAAGTTTATATCTGACAGTATTGCTAACAAAATTATAGAGAGAAGGCCTTATGCCAATTATTCCGATTTCATTCAAAAAGCCTCTGCGAAAGGTAGCGGGATTAATAGTAGGGCTGTATCTGCTCTTAATGCTATTGGCGGTGCTGCTTTTGAGGACAATCCCAGAACTGGTAAGGAAAAAGAAAACTACTACGAATACCTAAGCATTCCTACCTTCACGGTAGACTTGCCACCAAGAATTAAATCACAAGCAAGACCAATTTCAGAATTTGAAGACCTAGGATCTTTCCCTTTGTTTGGAATGGTTAAGAGCATTAAGAGGGGAACGGGTTGGTCAAGAATTGAAATTGTAGACGAGACTGGAACCGTAGGTTTATTCCATACAGAGCAAACTCAAATTGAAACTGGACAGATGTATTTTATATTAGTTGGAGATAATAGAATTGCAAGGTATATTAAAGTTTCTGAAATAGACCCAAATGGAACAGATCTGTTTGTCGATTATTTATATAGAAAAGAATATGACATGCAAGAAGATGAGCAGATGGTAGTTAATTTTAGTCCATACAAAACTAAAGCTGGAAAAACTATGGCGCATATTGTTATGACAGACAAGAATAAGAATTTAACTAGAGCAATTGCATTTCCAACAATGTATTCAAAAGTTTTAGGTAAAATGCGTGAAGGAATGAAAAGCAAGCCAGTTCTATCAAAACTAGATGATGGAACTTTAATGATAAAGGAGATAAGATGACAGACAGCGCCTCAGAGATATTTAAAGCAATGAGTTCTTCAAAGATACTTGTAGCAATATTAAAAACTCAAAAAGAGGTTTTAGTCCCTATTGATATATTTTTTGGATTAGGGGATGAAGAGAATTTAAAGGTAGAGTTCGATGATGTCTCAAGAAATTTTGTATTTAAGTTGTCGGAAAATTCTGGCGAAAAAAATGCTATAATGGATGAAACAGAGAAAGAATAAAAATGACAATTTTGATGGAAGATATTTTAGCAAAGCTGGATTCAAAAACAAGAGAAAGAGTTCAGTCTGCAGTAGATGTTAAAATCATAAAACAAAAAACTCCAAGTATTGGTTTAAACTTAGCACTCAACGGTGGGCTTGGACACGGAAGACAGGCCTTGGTATGGGGAAATAAGTCTTCTGGTAAATCTTCCTTTTGTTTGCAAATGATTGCTCTTGCTCAAAAAGAAGGAAAAACTTGCGCCTGGATTGACGCAGAACATTCCTATTCTCCAGAGTGGGCAGAAAAATTAGGCGTTGACTCATCAAAACTAATATACTCACCAGCTAAAACTATTAATGACATGGTGGACGTTGCAACAAAACTTATGTCTGCAGATATAGATATTATTGTAGTTGATTCAATATCAGCCTTGTTGCCTGCAATATATTTTGAAAAAGATGGCGACGAGTTAAAAGATTTACAAGATACAAAACAGATAGGCGCAGAAGCAAAGGATATGACCCACGCAGTCAAAATGTTAAACTATGCAAACAAAAACACATTATTGGTTCTCATTTCACAGCAAAGAAACCAGTTTGGATCTATGCACGCCTCCCATATTCCAACAGGGGGAATGGCGGTCAAGTTCTTTTCTTCTACGGTCATTAAGCTTTGGTCCTCAGAAGCTGAGGCTAATGCTATCAAGGCAGGTATTAAAGTTGGCGATAAAATTATTGAACAGAGAGTTGGAAGGCCAGTCAATTGGATTGTCGATTACAACAAACTCGGCCCCCCTAATTTATCAGGACAGTACGACTTCTATTACCAAGGAGATCATTTAGGAGTTGATGATATTGGAGAAACTTTAGACGTAGCAGAAATGTGCGGATTAGTTGAAAAAGGTGGCGCTTGGTACACAGTTAACTCAGAAAGATTGCAAGGTAGAGCTAAAGCCGTACAGTATCTAAAGGATAACCCAAAGGTTGTTGAAAAACTTAAGAAAGATATAGATGCTAAGATTTAATGACATTAAAAATGTCAACGCATATAAGTTAATAGATGGAGCAATCCTGTACCAAAATGTTTTAAAAGATACTGAAGAGATATTGTCATTTTTTAAAGAAGCGGAAATGTATCAAGAAGACAAATACTTAATGAAAAAATTTGAGACTTGGGGTTATCATGGAATCATGACTGAAATTGACTCTACTAGTTCACATGGTTTTTCCCAAGGATACTTTGACCCAGAAGATAAAGAGCAAGTAAAACAAAAATTAGTTTTTGAAAAGCTTGAAGATGCTTATAAATTTGTTAAAAAAGATTTTATGATCAAGTATGGAAACAAAGATATTTGGCCAAGTCATTATAAAAAAGTTGACCTGTTTAATGAATGTGAAAATACAAGAATTGCGTTTTTGAAATATGATGTTCAGTTAGCAAACAAAGCTGAGTCTCAAAAATTTAATTTTACTGCTTTCCACAGCGATTTTTTTGAACAAGACATGGATACTCCTGGCTATAAATTAATTTTTACCGTTATGATATATTTAAATAATGATTATGAAGGTGGAGAAATTTGTTTTTGGGATGGAGAAAAGATAGTAGGGTATAAGCCACAACCTGGAGACATTGTTGTTTTTCCTTCTTGTGAGCCATTTTATCACGGAGTTTTAAATATTAACAACAGTGACAGGTATGCAATTAGAATGAACTACGTTGCAGTCACAGAGGGGTCAGAAGAATTTAAAAATGGAACCTTTGCGCCATCATTAAATTATACTAACCACAAAGTAGGATACAGATGGACAAAAAATGGAAAAGAAATAACTACAAGCCCAGACTTAAGTACTAATACTCTTGTTGAGCCACCATTAATTTTAAATTTAGATCAAATGGAAAAGGTACTAATTGATGCCAAACATTAATGAATTTTTTGATAAAAAAGAAATAATACAGAAATCTAATTTAGAAGAAATTATTGGCACAAAGCCTTGCCATAAGTGTGAAAAGAATGCAGAAAAAGCTTTTTGGGATCCATCAACTTTTACCCTTTCTTGGACATGTCCAGACGGGCACAATTCTCAGCATTTGGTGAATAGATAATGTCAGAAAGATCAGAAGCAAAAAGAGATGGTGCCAAGCAGCAAAAAAATAGTGGACGTGGGGACTACCAAAAAGGAGATGCTCAATGGGGCAATTTTGTGGTAGATTATAAAGAGTATGAAAAAACAATTTCTGTTTCCAAAGATATGTGGGCTAAGATATGCACAGATACATTTAAGGTAAATAGAGACAAGCACCCAGTCCTTAAGCTTGTTCTGGGATCGTCTGGCAGCAAAGTAAGGCTTGCAGTAATTGAATGGTCATTGTTAGAACAACTAATAGAATCTGGAGAAACTCATGGGATCAAATAACAAAATAGCTTTTAATCCTACTGTTATTAAAAACGGTAGAATTATTAGAATTAGAAAAGACGGAACAATAAAGGCTGATCTTGGGCCAGTTAAGTCAAATAAAAAGAAGATCAAGCATGTCTGAGGATAAAAATACTCTTGAGTTAATTAGCTCAATTACAGAATTTAATGATCTTCATGAATACATGAGCGATGAACAGCTAGACAAGGCTTTATCAATTGTGGTAAAATTATTAATGAATCCAGATGTGCCTTCTGCCAAAGCACCATATTTGATTATAGAGCTGCAAGCAATGTCAACTAAGTTTTCAATGATGGCTTCAGTTTATTCCACTATTGCAAAGGATAAGGCAGGCTCAGTTAATAATAATAAAAAGAACATTTATTATTCAGCAAAAGAATCTATAGATAAATTAGTAGATGCACTTAAATATGTAGTGAGGTATAATTCATGATAAATTGGATACAGGCAGCAGTCATATTTGTGCCAGCAATAATTATAATTATATTTTTTTGGGGAGACATTAAGTGAAAAAAGTATGGGCTTTAATTACAATATCAGCAACAGCGATCCTTTCAGGTTTAGCGTTATCTAAATTTTTAAAATGGGTTGGGCAAGAAGAAGTTTTTGATTTTGACCTAAGTGATGATGTGGTAGACTAATCTATGAAAACATTTTCGGCACAAGAGAAGTATCCAGAATATAAAGATATGATTAACGGTCAGACACATGTGCCAGGACAAGATTTCTACCCAGTTTTACTTAAAAATCTTTTAACTGCCGATGAGTTAAAAGACCTTCAAAACATTTATGATAATTTTCCACAAGATCAAATTAAAGTTCAGTCCTATTCTGCTCACGCTAGTATTTATCCTACCCTTAAAAATAAAGAAGATATTATAAAGAGAGTTGAAAAATTAGCAAGCGAGGCTGTTGGAGAAGAGCTGGTAGTATTAGATATTGAGGGGGCAAGGTATAGCAGAGAGTTTGGATGGGAAGCAAAATTAGGTCCGCACTATGACGCAAGGCCAGTAGAAATGTATGTTTTAGATTTTCATGTTAAATCTAATGAAGATTGGAAATTAATTTTTGAATGTGATGAGTTTACCTTTGGCGACAATGAGGGATTGCTGTTTAGTGGAACGGGAACAGTTCACTGGAGAGACCCCATACGAATTAGAGATGATTCAAGAATTGATTTGCTATTTTTCTGGTTGCAACACAAAAATCCTAGACCAATTTCTGATCAGCATTCAAAAAATATGAAACAAAGAGAAAAATTCTTTTTGTCAAACATTAATCCAGTCAAACCATTATCAAAAGATCAGTGGTGGAAGCCAATTAAGATATCAGAAATTTCTGAAAAGTATCCACATTATCAAAAAATAAGCGCAGAAATTTTAAATCCAGTTATTCAAAATGAAATTTATATTTATCCTATTTTGAATGAAGAAAAAGAAATTATTTATTCATCTTGTAAAATAAAAAATAATGAAATTGTCTCTGTTAATTTAGACGAAAATATGACAAAGAGGATTTCAGAAAAGATGCTGCACGTGTATACAGAATCTTCTATTAAATTTTTTGATAGTCATATTGTCAGATTGTCTAATATAGATGATAGTTTAAGCAAAATATTTTATAAAAAAATAAAAGACGGTCAAGATTTTATATCTGTAATGTTTCCTATTTCAGAAAATGGTGAAATAAATCTTGATATTGATGGCAAGGGATTTGTAATTAAATCTGGATTATGTATTACATTTTCTGAAAATAACCAAAACGTAATTGTAAAAAGCATAAATGCTCCAATAGATTTACTTGTTTGCAGTTTTAAAATAAACAAAAAGGATAATCAGTAATCATGGGTAGAGATATTGTAAAAAACCTTAAATTTAAAAAGCATACTGGTAAGCATTTCGATCCAGAAAAATTTGCTCAATTGCTTGATGAGGCATATCGTAATACAAAAAGAGCAGATGGAGAGATGACAAAAAAATCATTTAGTCCAAGCTCTCTAGGTTACGGTCATGGAACTTGCCCAAGGTATTGGTATATGGCTTTTTCTGGCGCTATGTTTATTGATGATAACGACGCAGTTGCCGTTGCCAATATGTCACAAGGAACACAGGCACACGAAAGACTTCAAAAGTTAATATCCACAATGCCTGAGTGGAAGGCGGAAGAAGAAGAGATTGTAAATGAGTATCCTCCAATTAGAGGATTTATAGATTTAATTATGGAATATGATGGCGAGACAGTTATTGGTGAAATTAAAACAGCAAAGCAAGAAGTTTGGGACGGAAGGCAATCAGAGATGAAGCCAACACCCAATCACCTTCTACAGCTATTGACTTATATGAAACTTAAAAAAGCTAAAGAAGGATTTTTTCTATATGAGAATAAAAACACCCAGGAGCTTATAGTAATTCCAATTTCCATGAATGAAAAAAATACTGAAATCATTGAAGAAACATTTTTGTGGATGTGTGAAGTTTGGGATAATTTTAAAGACGGAGATCTTCCAATGAAACCAGCAGGAGCAACAAAATCCAAAATGCCTTGTACTTATTGCCCTGTAAAAAAAGAATGCTACTCAGGATTAATAGGCACAGTTCAAATAGAGTCTTACAAGGTTCCTAAATTATGATATGTCAAAACAAAGAATGCTCACAAGAATTTGAGCCAAAAACTCACAATCAAAAATATCATAGCGATGAATGCTGCAGGATGGCTACAAATAAAAGGATTATGGAAAAGTACTACGAAAAAAAATCTATAAAAAATGGTCTTGTTCGAAATTGCACAAAATGCAAGACTAAGTTAAGTAGATACAACAACTCAGATATTTGCTCTGTTTGTGAAAAAAATATTATAGAGCATAGTAAAAAAACAATATGGAACTTGCTAAATGAACTTAGCTAGTTTAGTAAAATCAAAAGCAAATAGAGTGCTTGGCATAGATGCTTCAACTACATCTATAGCCTTTTGTTTAATGGAAAACTCAGTTCCAGTTAAATGGGGAAAAATAAATTTAGCAGGACAAGATATTTATGAAAAAATATACAATGCTAAAGTTAGAATGAATTTAATGTTAAAAGAATTAAAGAGTGATTATATTGCTGTTGAGGGGGCGATACTTGTCAGGTCACCAGATGCTGTGATAAAATTATCTTATGTCTATGGGGTTGTTATTGCTGAGCTTATGTCTACTGGCGCTAAGGTTATTACTATTAGCCCATCCTCGTGGCAGGCATTCATTGGAAACAAGAATCCAACAAAAGATGAAAAATCTATTATAAGATTAGAAAATCCTGGGTACGCAGAGTCTTGGTATAAAAACCAATTAAGAAATATGCGTAAGCAAAGAACTGTAGATTATTTTAATAATAAGTATAAACTAGAAATTAATGATTTTGATGTAGCTGATTCTTTTGGCATTGCGTACTACGCCAATAATGTATTGACAAAAAGATAGGTTTTATCTATAATGAAACTATACCAAAGCAAAGAATGGCTATACCGAAGATACGTAGTTCAAAAAAAAAGTGTTACACAGATTGCTATTGAATGTAAAACCTCTGCTATGACCATACAGAGATATTTAACTAAGTTCGAGTTGATTAAGAGGAGATAATGCTAAAGCCAGTATTTGAAGATGTAAAAGATTTTGCATGTACCGATCTATACCTTAAATCAGTAGGGGCTCCTGCAGGAAATAAAATATGGGAAGCCTGTCATGAAATTGCCAGTATGTTAATTGAAAAAAACATATCTTATGGAAACTCAGCGTTAGAGCCTGCAAGAATATTTTCAACGGCGGATTCCAAAGAGCAATTAAAGGTCAGAATTGATGACAAATTAAATAGAGTGAGAAACAATAAGGGTTTTGCTGGGGATAATGACATAGATGATTTAATTGGATATTTGATATTATATAAAATAGCAAATTCTAATTGACATTTCAGTCAACTAAAAGTATACTTATGACATATGGAAATTGAATTATCTGATCATTTTGATCGAATGAATAAAGTAGTTGAAGAACTTTTAAAAGGAAGTAATCCTACTCAAATATCTTCATTGACTGGCTTTAAAAGAGCTGAGGTCGTTGAGTATATAGACGAGTGGAAATCTGTTGTTAGGAATGATTCTACTTCTAGAGAAAGAGCCAAAGAAGCTGTGTCTGGCGCAGACCAACACTATGCAATGCTTATTAAAGAAGCTTGGAAAACTGTAGACGATGCAGATCAGCAAGGTCAATTAAACGTAAAGGCTACTGCGTTAAAGTTAATTGCCGACATAGAGACAAAAAGAATTGCAATGTTGCAACAAATTGGATTACTAGATAATCAAGAGATTGCAGATCAAATTGCAGAAACAGAAAGAAAGCAAGATGTTTTAGTTTCAATATTAAGGGATGTTGCTAAGGACTACCCAGATATAAGAAGAGAAATTATGAAAAGACTTTCGCAAATAACTGGAGTAGTTGAACCCATAGAGATAATAGAGTCCAAGAATGTCATTTGATTTTTCTGATATTATCGACATGCTTGATGGCGAAGAGTTTGATGAAAAGCCTGTATCGCTAAGAGATTTTGTAACTAATGAAAAATATCTAGGCCTACCAGAACTTTCAGAATATCAATACACTTTAATTGAAAAAAGCTCACAGGTGTATAAAGAGTCTACTTTAATAAAACTTTTTGGAGAAGAAGAAGGACATAGAATGTTCAAGCAAACTGCCAACGAGGTAGTTGCTCAGCTAGGAAAAGGGTCTGGGAAAGACTACTGTTCAACAATTGCAGTGTCGTATATTGTATACCTATTGCTTTGTTTGAAAGACCCAGCTTCTTATTACGGAAAACCTCCTGGTGACTCTATAGACATTATTAATATTGCTATTAACGCCCAGCAAGCAAGCAACGTATTCTTTAAAGGGTTTAGAACTAGAATTGACAAGTCCCCATGGTTTGTTGGAAAATACTCAGAAAAAGCTTCTGAAATAAAATTCAATAAAAATATAACCGTACACTCTGGACACTCTGAGCGTGAGGCTTGGGAAGGCTATAACGTAATAGTAGTTATCCTAGATGAGATATCTGGATTTAGTGTTGAAAATACTACTGGGCATGAGCAGGCAAAAACAGGAAGCCTTATTTATGAAATGTATCGTGCTTCTGTAGACTCTAGATTTCCAGACTACGGTAAAGTAATTTTACTATCTTTTCCAAGATACAAAAATGATTATATACAGCAAAGATATAACGATGTTGTAGCAGACAAAGAAGTTGTCGTTAGATCGCATAGATTTAAATTAGATATGGATCTTCCAGAGGGTACTGCGGGTAATGAGTTTGATATAGAGTGGGAAGAAGATAATATTATTTCTTACAAGTATCCAGGAATGTACGCACTTCGAAGACCCACTTGGGACGTTAACCCTACAAGAAACATAGAAGATTTTAAAATAGCTTTTTACAAGAATGCACCAGACGCACTCGGAAGATTTGCATGTATGCCGTCAGAAGCGATAGATGCATTTTTTAAATCAAGAGAAAAAATTGAAAAATCATTTAGTAATTTAGGATTAGCGGTAGATCAGTTTGGAAGATTTGAAGACTGGTTCGCACCAGATCCAGATAAAGAATATTTTATTCATGTTGACCTTGCCCAAAAACACGATCATTGTGCTGTTGCAATGTCTCACGTTCAAAAATGGGTTAACATAAAGGTAACGGATACCTACTCACAACCAGCTCCCATAGTCGAAGTAGATGTGGTAAGGTTTTGGACACCAACTCCAGACAAATCGGTGGACTTTACTGAAGTTAAAGATTATATATTATCTTTAAAAACTAAAGGATTTAAAATTAGGTTATGCACTTTTGATAGATGGAATTCTCACGACATGATGCAACAATTAAAGCAGTATGGAATAAACACAGAATTGTTATCTGTTGCTAAAAAACATTATGACGACATGGCAATGGTGGTCTTAGAAGAAAGATTAAAAGGACCACACATTCCTTTACTTATAGATGAATTGTTACAGCTAAGAATTATGAGGGATAAGGTAGACCATCCAAGAAAAGGATCAAAAGATTTAGCAGATGCTGTTTGTGGTTCAATATTTAATGCTATATCTCATACAAGGTTTGATACAAATCAAGAAATAAAAATACATAACTACGAGTCAATGAGTTATGATAATGATTTTGGAGTTGCAAAAGAAGAAGAGTACGTTCAAAATATGATAAGAGCTCCCCGAATACCACAAGAGCTCAAGGAAGCAATGGATAGGATGATGATAATATGAGCATGTATCAAGAAAAAGCAAAAGAATGTATATGTTGTGGAAAGCATGTTCCGCTTCCTATTGTTCTTAAAGACTACAATGGTGTAAAAGTTTGTCCAACAACTTATTACAATATAAAAGAATATTCCCGTATCTGGACCAGCATTGGATCAAGACCCACTGGAGGTATCAGAAAGCATTTTTCGGAATATGTACAATCTTTAGTTGAAATAGAAAAAAGCAATGAATCTGTTTGAAGAAGATGACTCTGCTTTGTTTAAACATTATGTGGAAATTGGTGCAATAGATTTTGTTGGAGTAGAAAAAAATGGCGAAGCTATTTATAAAGTAAATGAAATTGCTAAAGACATTGCTCCAGAATTATGGAAAGCTCATACAGATTACATTGATGAAACATTAATTGGGCTATACAAAGAAAATTTAATTTCTGTTTCTTATAATGAAAACCTAGAAGCTACTTTTAGCGCAACCCCAGAAGGCCTAAAACGCTTAAAGAAAAACTACGGTATTGTCCCAGAAAGAGAGTCTAAAAATGATGATTCTTGGGGTTAATGAAACCTCACACGATGCTTCTGTTTCTTTAATAGAAAATGGAAAAATTATTTTTGCAGGACACGCAGAAAGATATAGCAAGCAAAAAAATGATTGGTATATCAATGATAGTTTAGTTAATGATGCTTTGTCATATGGGGCACCTAATGCTATAGCCTACTATGAGAAACCCCTTCTAAAGGCCTCTAGGCTATTTTTAAAGGGTGGTGTAGGGGAGTGGAAGCCAAAGTTTAATATAGAGGGCATACCAAGAAAATCATTTAGCCATCATTACTCACACGCATGTGCTGGATATTATACAAGTAGATTTTCTGACGCAGCAATTGTAGTTTTAGATTCAATTGGTGAATACAATACTTCTACTATTTGGGTAGGAGAAGGTGAAAAAATAAAATTAAAGTTTAAGCAAAATTACCCAGTAAGTTTTGGATTATTTTACTCAGCCTTTACCCAGTTGGTCGGACTTATGCCAAATCAAGAAGAGTATATTATGATGGGGATGGCGGCCTACGGAGATTGGACAAAGTATTATAAGCAGGTAGATAATTATTTCCCTAGATATGATAAACAAAAATACAATTTTCACAAAGGCATTACTGACTGGGGATGGGTTTCAGAGCAGGACAAGTTTGATATTGCGGCAGCAGTTCAAGTAGTTTATGAACAAAGGCTTATAGATTTTATGAGGTACGCAAAAGATTTAACAAAAAAGAACAATTTGGTTTTTATGGGAGGGTGTGCACTTAACTGCTCAGCAAATACTAAGTTATGGGAAATATTTAATGACGTATGGATAATGCCAAACCCAGGAGATTCTGGAAGTTCTTTGGGCGCAGCAGCAGCACTTTACGGAAAACATTTAGATTGGCAGACTCCATACCTAGGGTACGATTTAGGCGGGGAGTACCCAGTAAATAAAATAATTAAAGGTTTAGCTGACAATAAAATAGTTGCAGTTGCCTCTGGAAGAGCAGAGTTTGGCCCAAGGGCTTTGGGAAACAGAAGCATACTTGCAGACCCAAGAGATCCAGAAATAAAAAACAAAGTAAATTTAATAAAAAAAAGAGAATCATTTAGGCCCTTTGCACCAGTCGTAATGGAAGAGCATGCAAGCAAATGGTTTGATATTAATTTTAGCTCTCCTTATATGCAGTACGCCGTTAAATGTTTAAAGCCAGACATAATACCATCTGTTGTACATGCTGACGGTACTTCGAGAGTTCAAACAATTAATAAAAATCAGCACCCAGGACTGTATGAAGTACTAAAGCAATGGTTTGATTTAACTGGAGTCCCAGTTTTGTTAAACACCAGCTTAAATGTTAAGGGTCAGCCTTTAATTAATGACGAAAAAGACATACTTGAGTGGGAAAATTATTACCAACATCAAATAATTTCATAATGGTATAATGTGTATATATGCTAATACATAGAGGTAAGTGGATCAAGCAAGCTGAAGACGTTACATGCGCCATGCTTTGGAAAGAGTGGTCTGGCAATTTTCCAGATGACAGATTGGTTTTGTTAGCCAAGGAAAGAATTGCAGATTACACCAGAAAAGACTGGGACTCAATGGTTGAAGAAGCCCACGAATTAAACTCATACCTTGCAGAGTGTATTAATAATAATATTCCAGTAGAAGATCCTAGGGCAGAGCATGGATTTGATTTGTTTGCTGATCATTATGTTAAATGGTTTTTCCCGATAGATGAAGAATATTTATTAAAGCTTAGCTTAGAAACTCAAGTAAACAAAAAGTATGCTTTATTTTTTGAAAAGCAAGCGCCAGGGCTTAGCCAATACCTTTTAAAATTAATTAAAGCTCATTCTCACAAAAGAAAAGATGGATTAAATAGTTTGTCGACAAACACAATATGAAAGAAAGCTTTCTCCCAAAACCTGTTAATATTGATAATATTACAAAACAAATAGGTACAGGGATAGACAACATAAAAGTATTTGAAAATTATCTAACTGATAAAGAATCTGAAGCTGCAATGTCAATTATTTCAAAGTATAAGGTAAGGGAAGGAGTAAATCATTCTTACCCTATACATACCTTAGAAGAATATACACCTTCGCAAGAAGAGTTACTGTTTACTAACATAATGAGAAAAAAACTTATTCATAAGGTCACCTTAGAGTATAAAATGAAATTTGTGCAAGATAAACCTTTTTTGTATATAGTTCATCCAACTGGAACTTATATTGCTCCGCACACAGATATATTAGACATAGATGAGCCAGATTATGAAAACGATACTTATGAATCTCAAATAGAAAAATATCCATATTTATGGAGTGGTCACCTGTCTGTACTTGCATATTTAAATGATGATTATGAAGGGGGGGAACTGTATTTCCCAGATTTTAATTATAGCATTAGGCCTAAAAAGAATATGCTAATTCTTTTTCCAGGAAATACTCATTATGTTCATGGTGTATCAGAAATTACTTCTGGAACTAGGTACACAATTTCTCAATGGACTCAATTTTTAGAATTTAATAAAAAATGAAATTTCATTGGATGCACAGGTTTGACTACGGAGATTCAGAAATTGAATTAGTTCAAATGGCAAGAGACTTGCAAAGAGCAAAAGCTTATTCTGTTTTGTTAACATACTCTGCGTCTTCAGAAGACTATGTTCCTTTTTTACAAAGCATGATAAGGGTATCAAAACACCTTAAGTTTATGATGGCGTTTAGGGCTTACACAATGAGTCCAGAATATGCAATTAGATTTTTTAATACAATGAAAAAACATTACGGAGACAGAGTAACATTTAATCTAGTTGCTGGAAAAATGCTTGAAGATGAACAAAAAGAAGCAATGGATATGTATAATTTTGACGAGTCTTTAATAAGTACTATCGAAAAAAGAATAGAGCTTGCGGATAAGTGGGCAGATAAA